AAGGAGAAAAAATGAAAACAGAATTAGAAAAAAAGTTGATAAGGTTATATCAAGCCAGAGATAAATTGAATGACAAAATCAAAAAAACTAAAATCGAGTTAAGGCGGGCAACATTAGATGAGGTTTGGAGAGAAAAGGTTGTGAGGAAATGAAAAAGAAAAAAGATAAAATAAAACTATCAATTAATGAAGATGTTGTAAAAAATGTCTTAAATATGCCAAATAAAATAATAGAAGATTTTGGCGAACAGGCAGAAAAAACAAGAATTAAGGCAGTTACAATATTAGATGATTTATATAAACAGATGGAAAAGGAAATGGTACAAAACAAAGAAATAGATAATGAACAGTATTATATATTAATCAATTATGATGATTTACATGAAATTTATAAAGCAAACGATATGTTTATAGATATTAACAATATAACAAATCAGGGACTTTATGGAGATGAAAAAAGATTATTAGGAATTAAAGTTCTTGTAAGTGGAGATATTAAAAAAGCTGAATTAGTGAGGAAATCATAGGAAGGATAATCAGGCAAGGGTTTGCATTAGCTCTGTTTTCCCTTGCCTGCCTTCCTAAAAAGGAAAATAAATGTTTAAAAAGAAAAAACGCAAAAGCAAAATTAACCTAAGAGAAAAAAACATCAAAATAAAAACTTTAGATGTATATTGGGCAAAGTGTATAAAAGCCAGAGATAAAAAATGCGTCTATTGTGGGAATACTAATATGAGTGAATTAGAGGCACATCATATCAGGGCAAGAAAACATTCAGAAGTTAAATTCGACCTTGATGACGGAGTTACCTTATGTAAACCTTATAAGGGTTGCAGTGGACACTATAAAGCACACCATAGTTACGAAATGAAAGAATGGATAAAAGATTATATCGGGCGCAAAAAATACGAGGAATTAGACAGAAGGTCTTATCAGGTTAAAAAGTGGAGTTCCCTCGAAAAACGGGACTTACTAAGAAATTTTAAGGAATACTTAAAGGAGAATGAATAAAGAATTATGACTGCAATATCACACCAAAGAGGGCATAAAATTATTTATAAAAATGAATGGATTTATGCTGATAATGGAAAATCAATAGACACTGAAAGACCTTGTATCAGATGTGGGAAAATGCCGACTAAAGAAGGTTACGATTATTGTTTGGGATATATCGATGGTGCTAAAAGTGCCTGTTGCGGGCATGGTATTGAGAATGGTTATATTGTATATAAAAAATTAAAGGAGAATGAAAATGGGAAGAAATAAAATTTATAAAAGTTTAATGACTTTAGATGAGGCGATTTTATTAATTGACGGAACTTTTGATGGTTATTATGAACGCATGAAATACAGTAGGAGAGGCGATAAAAAATTATATCCTAAATCTACTATGAAAGCAGATAAAAAAGCGCTGATTGAGAAAATCAAAGAATGGGAATATAAAGCTGGGTTATTGGATTATATGAATCCTGAAAATATAGAAAAAATTGAAAGTGAATATCAGGAAAGCCGAAAAGAAGACGATGAAAGAATAGAATTTATATTGAGTGATGTGAGGTAGAATATGAAATATAAACTAACCAAAAAATCCCAAAAAGAACTTTATAACAGTCATGTTGGAAAGGGGATTGCTTACATACATACCAAAGAAAATGAAATAGTTGCTTTTGATTTTTGGCTGGGAATGAATGGTAAATTCTATGCAGGATTATTAAAATCAGTTGAATTATCCGAATATTTAGAAGATTTAAAAAGTGAAATTGAGGTAGAAAAATGAATGACTTAACCGAAACCAAAGAAACATTAATAAAGGCAAATATCCATGATAAAGTAATTGAACTTAAAAAAGACATCGAAAGAAGTTTTATCAAAATGGGCGGGATGTTAAAACTTATTCGGGATAATAAATTATACCTTGAGAAAGGTTGTGTAACATTCGAGGAATACATCGCAATTCCAGAGCTTGCTTTAAATCGAAGCACAGTCTATGCTATAATAAATGTGTTCGAAACATTCTTTGAAAAGTCCAATCAATCAGACATAGAGGACTTGGTAGAAATAGGATATTCAAAATTAGCGCGTATATCCCAATTCAAAGATAGTGAAGACTTTGAAGAATGGATTTACAAAGCCAAGACTTTGAGTTTGAGTGATTTGGGCGCAGAAATCAAAGAAGCCAAAGGAATAGAAGAAAAAGTAAAGGAAGCCAAAATTGAAACAATAACTTGCCCTTATTGCGGGCGTCAATTCGAGAGGAAACTATGAGAGGAAATACATGGACTCAATATGAACTAAATTATTTAGAAAATTATTGGGGCATAAAAACATTATCCAGAATAGCGCAATCATTAAAGCGGTCTAAAATTGGAGTTTTTATAAAAGTTAAAAGATTGAAACTTGGGGCAAGTACAAGAGCAGATGAATTTATGACTGCAAGACAGGCAAGTCTAATGCTGGGAATAAAAGATAGTAATATAATTTTAAGATGGATAAAACTAAAAGGACTACCTGCTAAAAAAAGAGTAATGCTATTTGGGAAAAAATTTTGGATGATAAGACATAGCGATATGATTAACTGGCTAAAGAATAATCAAGAAAAATTCGATTCCCGCAAAATAGAATTTTATGCTTTAGGAAGTGAACCAACATGGTTACAGGAAAAGCGGGAAAAAGATAAATTATTACCAAGAAACAGATTTAAAAAATGGACTAAACCAGAAACTGATTTATTAATGATATGCCATCAAAAGAAAATGAAACAAAAAGATATTGCTAAAATGTTTGGAAGGTCTTTAAATAGTATTGAAAGGAAATCAAAATGGCTGAAAAAGAAAAATCAGACCTAAACATAAAACAATTAAAATTCATAGATAATATATTTGAGGGAATGACACAATACGAAGCTTACACTAAAGCGGGATATGAAGCGACAAATAACCATATAGCAAGGGCAAACGCTTCAAGATTGATAGCAAACGATAACATACAAGAGGAAATTACCCGAAGGCTTGAGGAGCTAAAAGCCAAAAACAGACTGCGTTTATATCGTATAAGTGAATCCGCATTAAATAAATTAGATATCATTCTCCAAACAAATGAAGACATGAATCCCAAAAAGCCGGTAAAAAATACCTATTTAATTGGAATTAAAGCCAATATCATAAAAGATATCTTAGACCGAGTAGGATTGAAACTTGCCGAAGAACATAATGTAAATGTGAAAGGCACATTAGAATCTAATTTATCAGAGGAGCAAATGAATGGACTTATCGAGCTTGCCCATAAAGCAATTAAACCAGATATGCAGACTCAAGATAAAAAACCGAATAAAGAATGACCCATTTTTTCTTAGGTACGTACTTTATCCTCAATTTAAGTTTGAGGAATTTCACAAACAATGGTTAGAACAAGGGCTTATGGGAATAGACGAATTATGTTTAGGACCAAGAGGTTTTGCCAAAACTACAGTAAGGGCAGTTATCAGAACTATTTACAAATTAACAGAAAATCCCAATGAACAATTAGCCATTATCTCCGATACTAAAGAGCAAGCCGTTAAATTTATGTCAGAAACTAAACAGCAACTTGAAAGCAATGAATATTTAAGAATCCTTTATCCCGAATTAGCCCCCGGGAGAATATGGACAACTAAAGAAATATCAATCGCAGGAGCAACTGATATAAGTAAAGAAGCCTCCGTTACCGCTTTGGGTGTAGGGCAGGGAACAGGTTCACATTTTGATGATATATTGCTTGATGATATTGTAGACTTTGAAAATGTAAAAACCAAATACCGCAGAGATGATTTAGAAAAATGGGTAGATATGAGTTTAATGCCAATGTTAAAAGCCGGTGGTACTGTCCACCTCAACGGCACAAGATACCATCATGATGATTATTATGGAAGAATTTTAGAAAAAGGAACTTATAATAATATCCAACATAAAACTCATAGGGCTATTTTAAAAAATGGGAAATCGCTCTGGGAACAAAGATGGCCGATTGAAAAACTCTTAAAGATTAAAGAAGACAGAGGGAGTATAGCGTTTAATGCACAATACCAGAATGATACAACATTAATGGAGCAAGGGAGTATTTTTAAACGGGAATGGTTCAACTATTTCAAGAAAGACGGAGAGTATTTTGTCTTAACTAATGGAAAACGAATTCTGATTAAAGATATAGCGTTCTATCAAACCTGCGACCTCGCACTATCCAAAAAAGATACAGCAGATTATTTTGTTATATTGACATTTGGAGCAGACAGAGAAGGGAATATTTATATAACCAACCTATTAAGAGGAAGGTTCAGCTGGGCGGAACAGAAAAGATTAACTCCAGAACATTATCGCAGAAACACACCATTAAACTGGTTGGGGATTGAATCTAATCAATATCAAGCAGTATTAGCCGATGAAGTGAATACCTTAACAGATATATCAATCAGGCAATTAGAGCCAGTGGGTGATAAGGTAACC